GTCTTTTAGCTGATTTATAGGCTTTAGACTTCTTATTAAAAGATTTAGGTTTTCCTAATCCTTTAGGTCTAGGTTTAGCATATATAGGTTTCTTTTTCATTTCTTTTTCTTTCTTTTCTTCTTAACTGCTCTTGCTACTGATAATGCAATCGCAACAGCTTGTGATCTTTTTTTACCAGCTTTTAATTCTTGCTTAATATTCTTAGCAATAGATTTAGCTGAATAACCTTTAACTAAAGGCATTACTTCTTCTTCTTCTTTTTACTCATCATTTTAGATTTCTTTTTAGCTGGTCTTCCTCTTTTAGACCCATAAGTTCCTTTTCCCATTGGCATAATAGACTCCTATTAGTTAGTTATTTTTCCACCTGACCACTTTGCATCAGGTAATCCATTTGTATATTTCTTGCCATCAAAAGTCAAAACCTGTTTTCTGTTACTTCCATCTTTGTATGAAACATGAATCCAACCACTATTTTGTTCTCCTGTGTAATATTCTAAAATTAGTTGGTCAAAATCTACATTGTTTTGAATCCATAAAGCTACTTCAAGATTAGAAACACCCATTATTTCTAGATCACAAGCTTCTCCCAAACAATGCTGTGATGTTGCTTTTGAGCCTATTGCCTCTGATAGTTCTGGGCTACGATAACCAGATGTTATTGTGATTGGTTTTTCAAACTTTGCTCTAACAGGCTCTAATACTTCATAACAAAGATCGCCTAAGTTTTTAATCTCTCCAGCACCAGCTTTGTTTTTAATACCTTTTCTTGTAGCAGTTTGAGATTTCTCAAATTCTTCTAAAGTAAAATGTTTAGATAGTTGCATTAAACCTCTTATGGTTTAGTTGGAAATTCTACTGCTTGTACTTGTTCTACTGTTGTTAAATTTTCTGTAATATCTCTTAATGCTTGTCTATAAGTTTCCCAAGCAGTTTTATCTGCTATTGGAGAATCTGACATCATAACCCAATCGCAAGACTTTAACATAGCATCTCGTCTTTGTCTTAAATCTGCCATAGCTCTATCAAATGCACCATTGTTCCAAGCAGTTTCTTCAGCTTGTCTTTGTGCGATTTCTTCTTGTGTTAGAGGGATTTGAACTCCGTCTACTAATTTATGTGGTGTTGTCATAATAATCTCCTTTTATATTAATTTACTCCGAATAGCAATATCTCTCCACTATCTATGTTTCCACTAGACATTTGAAATTTGATAGCATCTATTGCTGATGTAGTATTTCCATAACCAGCTACAAACATATTTATACTATAATCTGTGTAATAAACTTGATTAAAAGTTGAAATAAAATGCTTTACGAATGTTGTAGAACTAGGATTAAATAAATGTAAAGTTCCTGATATAGATTGGTCATTGTCATTTCCTAGACCATTATTAAATCTTTGATTTCCTGTACTTTGTGCTAAATCTGATGTAGTTGCATATTCTAAAGTTGTTTCTGTATCTGCTTCATTGTGCCAAGTTTGAAAAAAAGTTGTCGTTTTAGTTACATTATAATTACTACCACCATCTGATGACATATTCATTTCAAATCTTACATTATCAGTTGCTGGGTGCATATTCACAAAATAAAAAACATATTCCTTATATGTGCTATCAATACCAGATGTGAACTCTATACTAGCACTAGCACTAGCAGTAGCAGTTGAGATAAAGTTTAAATTACCACCAAAGCCAGATGCCATTGAGCCATTGTCGAATATTGTTGTGCCATTACTTATTAAACCCATAATTACTCCTTATTTTACTCCATACATTTTGATTGTGCCATCATCAATGTTGCCATTATTAAATTGAAATTTAATTGCATCAATAGCTGAAGTGGTATTAAAATAACCAGCAACATATATATCTCCTGTTCTATCAGCATAATGATTATTATGACATCTTGAAATAAAATGTTTAACAAAGGTAGTTGAAGATGGATTATAAATTGTTAAAGTACCAGAACCACTTTCATCTGCATCTGAACCTGTATTAAAAAATAAACTTTGAAAACTTGTTGATTGTGCTAAATCTTCTCCAGTATTATATTCAAATTTTGTACCAGCATCATTTTCATTATGTTGTGCAAAAAATACTGTAGATGTTAATGTTGTTGCGTATGTTGAACCACCATCAGTTGATGCTTGAAAATCAAATGCAGATTGATTAGTAGCTGGGTGGCAGTTTATAAATTTAAACACATAAGAATCATAAGTTGAATCTATCCCAGATGTAAATTCAATAGATGCACTTGCACTTGCTGTTTGAGTTGAAAGTAATATTAAACTTCCTGTTGGTACTCCAGCATCTAAAGCACCATTGTCTATTAATGTTGTTCCACCTGATACTACTGCCATTAGCTATCCTTTATTCCATATAGTTTTATTGTGCCAGAATCAAGATTACCAGAAAATGCTTGAAATCTAACTCCTGTAATTGCTGATGTAGTATTACAATATCCAGCAGTAAAATGATCTTGTGAAATATTTCTACTTTCATAGCCATTATTTCTACTCATAAAGTGTTTTACAAAAGTTGTACTTGATGGTGCAAATAAATATAAATTTCCACTTACACTTTCATCATTACCATTACCAACTGCTGCTGAAAAACTTGCTAATCCAGTTGATTGAGCCAAATCTTGTGAAGTTTGATAAGCTAATTCAGTACCAGAATCACTTTCAAAATGAGCAGAATTAAAAAATGTAGTTGTTTTTACAACATTAAAATTAGTCCCATCAGTTGTCATATTAATACCAAGTCTAACATTATCTGTTGCTGGGTGTAAATTAATATATTCAAATAAATAAATAGGATAGGTGCTATCTATTCCACTTGTAAATTCTATTGATGCTGAACTTGATGCAGTTTGTTCTGATATTAAAACTAAATTTCCTAGACTAGCTTGAAATGCACCAGCATCTAAAATTGTAGTGCCATTGGAGATAAAAGCCATGTTTAAATCTCCTCTAGTTTGAACTTATATTTTTTGCCTGATTTGTTATTAACAATGAATAGATCGTCAGAACCCTCTTGAATAGTCCATGAACCTTTAGTACCATCTACAGAATTACCCTCTGATTTTGCTTCGTTAGATAAATGTAAATCTCCTGTGTATATGTTTCTCCAAACAAAAGATGAAGAACCTAAATCGTAAGTATCAGTTGTTGATGGAATAATTGATTCTCCTACTGCACTTAAACTTACTGAAACATCTCCAAAAGATAAATTTCCAGCACCATCAGTTACTAATGCTTGTCCATTAGTTCCATCTGCTGTTGGGTGTGATAAACCATCTATAATAACTTTACCTGTTCCATCAGGAGTGATTGAGATATTTCCATTTGAAACTGATACGATTGAATTACCATTAACATCTAAGTTTCCACCTAATTGTGGAGTTGTGTCATTTACTAAATCTGTTGCTACTGTTGAATCTAACCAGTTCACAGTATTAGCTGAATAATCAAATTGTGCTAAAGATATATCATCTGTTCCATCATAAAATTTTAAAGTTGGATTAGTAGCATTTGTTGTATCTAGCCAAACTGTTCCAGCAACTGCTGAACTTGGTCTTGAACTTCCTGAATTAGAAGTATTAATAGCCTCTAATACAGAGTTTAAATCTGATCTAAATGATGGAAATGATTGGTTAGCTATATCGTAATCGTGTTGTGCCATAAGTCCTTATACTCCTTTTAAAATCCTTTTGCAATATAATCAAATGTTCTTGATACTGCTGTATCTGAACTATTGAAGAATGATACATCAAAACCATTAATTGTTTTATTAGCAACTGTAAAATAATCTCCTGTTGCCATATTTTCCCCAGTAATTCCTACGGCATAATTAACAGATTTATACGGATTTGTAAATGTAACTGTATAAGTTCCAGCACCAGAAGTTATATCATTTCCACTAAATATTCTGTCTTCCATATCTATAGAAACTGTAACCTCATTAACAACTGGAGTAGATGCTAAATCTCTTGAAATTAAAACAACTCTAAATTTAGCATAACGGAAAGTGTAAGAACCTATTATAAAATTTCTAAAATCTGTATAAGTAATATTATCATCAGATGTAGCTATCTCAATATGAGCATTAGCATTAGCTGGTGTATCTCCATCAAAATTAGATGATGCAGAGTCAAATAATCCACTTCTAGCATCAAATAAATCGTCAGGGTTATCTGATGTTTGACTTAATGTTGCTGTAATTCTAGCAGTATGAACTGCACCAATATCAATAATATTTTCAAATTCATAATTTCCTGTTGGATAAAAGTCGGCATTTTCTACACCTGAATCAAAAAATCTAGTTGTTTCATCATCAAATAAACCTGAAGCACTATCAAATAATTCTGAAGAATCTAATCTTATTGTACTATCAGCAACTACAACATTATTTAAAGTTCCATTAAAATCAGGATGTTCAGATTGCGTGGCAATAGCATTAAAGTTTTGAACACTTGTTACATTTGAAATAATTGCAGTTGCATTAGAACTAAAGTTACCTAATTTATCTACTGCTTTAATAAGATAAGTACCTTGTCTAGCTGGTACTGTAATACTTGTACCTGGTCGAGATATTTTTTCTACTAATGCAACTGAGTTTTGCCAATCAGCAGTTCCATTAGTTTCTTCACTAAATCTTAATTGATAATATGCTAAATCTAAATCAGGTATTTGTGTCCATGATAAATGTGCTTCTTGTCCAACAATATTACATGAAAAATCTTCTACATCAGCTGGTGGTTCAATAGCACCAATAATTGTTCTTGATTCTGAAACATAAGTTGATGATACACCTAAAGTATTTACAGCTTTAACTCTTACATCATAAGTTTCTTGGTCAATTACATTCAATACTCTTTGATTTAATCCTGTACCTTGTGCATGAATTTTATAATCTGTTTCATCTGATTTTTTATATTCAACTTGGTAATAATCAACAAAGCTATCAGTAGATGCACCAATAGTTATATTTAATGCAACAATTACTGTACCATCATTATATTCAATTAATTCATCATCTAAAGTAACACTTGCTGGTGGTTGAACAGTAAATGGATTAGGAAGTGTTGTTGTTGGAATTGTAGTTGCTTGTATTTTTGAAGACCATTGATAATGTGTATCTTGATGTTCGACTAAACTTAATCCAACAGTATAATCATTGTTAAAAGTAATTCCTAAAACTCTAAATGGTTTAGCAGAAAAACCTAATGATGAATGTGTAATATTAACTATATCTCCAATATTTAATTCATAACCTTTAAAAGCTACATTTAAAGATAATCCTAAAGCCTCTCTTGATCTTCTTAAAATAACTTCAGCCATTTCTTCAGCTTGATATTGACTTGTGATTGTTGGAAATTGAAATCTACCCTCTAATAAAAAACCACCATCAGCAGTTTTCATTGTTGCGTGTTGATCTGCACTTGGTAATCCTGAATCATCTATTGGTGGAAACTGAACTTCATCTACTTGATAGTTTCTATCAGGATTTATAAATGAACAAATAACTCTATTATATCTTTCATTCTTTTGTGGGATTGCCAAAGTATAACCACCTATAATATCGTCTTCAGTTAATGTTACACTTGCTGTTCCTGTTGTTTCAATAATTAAACTATATTTACCTTGTGAAAATGGAATATAACCTCTACAGCCTTTAATCATTTCTCTTAAATTATCTATAATAGTTCTTGATGTATCTACTGCTGTATTACAATCAAATATATTTATATTACTTCCACCTGAATATGGCTCTACTTGGGTTTCGCAAACTTGTGAAGCATCATAAAAACTTTGTAAATCTATTTCACTTACAGATAAACCTTTTCCATATCTTGTATTTGTTAAATAATCTAAAATGCACCATGCTGGGTTTGTTGAATAACTTGCAGATTGTTCTACTAAACTTGCATTATAAGTTTTAACTTTTTTACCTTTTATTCTAGCTTGTATTTTAGGTAGTCCACCAAAAGCATCTTGGTTAAACTTAAATCTAATTGCAAGATAACATAAGCCACTTAATTTATGATTACTTCCCCAACTAGATAATGTAGATAATAATGTTGATGCTGATTGACCATCTGTTCCAAAGTGAGGCTCTACTCTAATTAAACTTTCTCCATCTTTGTAATAATTACTATCTGAACTATCTACTTCAACTGCATTACCATCTGTAAAACTACTAGCAAATGTAACAGGCTTTTCATCAATTAATATTTCTTCAATAGAATTAATTTCTCCCTCTGATAATACTAAAGCGATATATAGATATTGATTATCTGTTCCTGAAGATTCTACAAATACTCTAGTTCCACCAACTAATCTTTCTCCATAAATTACAGGAATATTAGAATCATTAGATTGTTTATTTAATAATAAACCTCTTTCAAAGTCATCAAATGAGTTAGTTGCAAAATCAGGTATATCAGGTGTTTTAGGTCTTAATGCCCAAGATAAAAATAAAGTTGCACCTAAACTAATTAATGGATTATTAAAAAACCCAAATATTTTTGTTGCTGGTTTTACTATTGGTTTTAAAATTTCTACTGCACCACCCATTATTTATGAAACTCCCTTTTGTATTTACTAGATATTCTGTAAATATTATTGTTATCATCTAATCTTAACCAATTAATACATTGATTAGTTTTTAAAAAGTTT